TATGAAATTCACAGAATTCCTAACAGAGGGCGCAAAGAAAGAAGGCGCCAATCTTCACCTTGAACACATTGAGGATGAAGTATTAAATCGTGGCGTTGCTGGTGCAAGAGATGCGATTGCTTTCCTTCGTTCTTTGCGTGACATGCTTGCTGGTCATTCAGACACAAAAGTAAATGTCACTACAAAATGGGATGGTGCACCTGCTGTATTTGCTGGTATCAATCCAGACAATGGCAAATTCTTTGTTGGTACTAAAGGGGTATTCAACGTAAATCCAAAATTGAATTACACAGAGGCTGACATTGATAACAATCATGCATCAGAAGGATTGAATGCTAAACTAAAAGTAGCATTGCGTTATCTACCTAAACTTGGAATCACCGGCATTCTTCAAGGCGATATGATGTTTGCTAAAGGTGACTTAAAGAAACAAAGCATTGAAGGTGAATCATATGTCACATTCCAACCAAACACAATCGTATATGCTGTGCCAACCGATAGCGCATTAGCAAAGAGTATGCTATCCGCTCAAATGGGTATTGTATTTCATACTTCATATACCGGAAAGACTTTTGATGATATGAAAGCATCATTCAATATTGATATCAATCATTTGAAGTCAACGAAAGATGTTTGGTTCCGTGATGCTTACTTCATTGATGCATCTGGTACTGCATCTTTTACCGAGCAAGAAACTAAAGATGTTACATACTTGCTTTCACAAGCTGGTACAATATTCCAGAAACTAAACTCAATGGCATTGAATAGAATTTCTGCATCCGAAAATCTTCTTGTTCAAATTAAAACTTTCAACAATACCAAAGTGCGCAACAATGCGAATGAATTGAAAAGCATATTTGATTTGATGAATATGCTTGTTGATTCCAAGAACATGATTGTTAAGAAACTACAAGGCATGAAACAAGTTACCAATACATTCTTAAGAACGGATGATGGCTTTAAGATTACCAATCCAGAAGGCTTTGTAGCTGTAGATAAACTAAAAGGCAATGCAGTTAAGTTGATTGATAGATTAGAATTTGCACATGCAAACTTCAATGCCGCAAAGAATTGGAGCAAGTAATGGCTGATAAAAAATTTGATTTAACTGAGATTATGAAAGAGTATGGTGAAGATGACTTTGGATTCACCGCTACCGATGAAGAAGAATACAATTCTGTCATAGCAGAGAAAGAAGAAACTGTAGAAGAATACAAGCAAAGACTCCATGAAGTTGAAAAACTTGTTCTACCATTCTTGACCAAACTATTGAAGACCGCCGACCAACCAATCATCAAATGGCCAAATCGCAAAGCGACACTTGAAACACAGATACAAAAGATATTAAACTTAACAAGAGGTTAATATGGAAGAAGATAGATACAAACGCTATGAAACAAACTGTACGTGTGGTTGTTTTAGACATTGTGGATTTAGCTGTATGACTGATGATTGTGAATGTACCGATTGTGAATGTAATAGATGTGTAGAGGGTCAAGGATACAACTGATGAATAACTTCAAAGAGCAATCAAAAATAAACGAAGCGTCATATGCTGGTAACATTGGCATCATGGAGCTAATCAAGTTCAAACAAAAAGCAACACCAGAGCAAAAGAAAAAGTTTGATGAATATCTAGCCCAAAAGAAAACAAAAGAAGTTTGGGAATTAGTCCAGAAGGTTACTGGAGTACAGCTACATAAAAGTGTACAAGAAGAAAAGAAAGTACCAGATTCAGATATTTTGCCACCAGCTGGCGCAGGTAATGATGGTACAACTATCTTGGCAAAGAAATACAAGAAAGACACACCAGGACAAAACATTACCGGGATTAAAGACTACAAGCTACATAAGTAATTATTTAACAATATATTTTAAACCTTTATTCCAAGGAATTTTACCCTTTTGGGACTCACTTTGTTTTCTTTTCCATTCAGAATTTCTTTCTGGTCGTTTTTTACCTAAATTTCCTTGACTAATTTTAAGTTTATGTTCTTCTGATAATGATGGCTTTGATTTTCCCAAATGTGATTGTCTAATTTTATTTTTAGTTTCTTTAGAATGTTTATAACATTTATTTTTTTGTGATTCTATATACTTTGGAGAATTTGAAACATCACCACCGTCACCACCTTTAGTCATGTTATATTTTGGCAAAAGTTTTTCTATCCAAAATATTTCTTTTTCACTCAATAATTCTTTTTGTTGAATTTCTTCTATTACAACAATACTAAAATTTTCAATACCATATTTTCTTATTGCTCGGTGTAAATATGTTTGACTTTCTTTGTTTATTGCGTTATACTTATGATGATAAAAACGGACTTGTATTTTGTTGATTGTTTTACCAATGTAAAAATCATTGGTAATTTGATTGGTAATTTGATAAATAACCATGCTGATACGGCCTTTCGTGTTAGAGTAGGTGCGAACTGCAATTCGGCGACCTACAACTATTTATAATTTTTTTGATTGGAGAATGTGGAAATGAAAGATTTGATTATCGGTGCAAGTACCGGATATACTTGGGACACTTTGAAGTATTGGGTCAACTCAATCAATCAGAGTGGTTTTGATGGTGACAAGGTTCTAGTTCTTATGAATTGTGACCGCGAGACTACAATGAAAGTAGCTAACGCAGGTTTCACAATTATAGGATTTGAACAAGATGCACAAGGCAATCTTGTGTATAAGCATGAAGGAATACCCGTTCATGTTGAAAGATTCATCCACATCTACGAACATCTATGCCGAACAGATTATCGGTATGTCATTACTACCGATGTTAAAGATGTTATCTTCCAGAAAAATCCAATTAAGTTTATTGAAGAAAATATTGGCAATAAGAATTTGATGTTTGCATCTGAAAGCATTCGCTACAAAAATGAAGCATGGGGTAATCAAAACTTGCTTGAGACATATGGTCAATACATCTACGAAAAGTTTAAAGATAAAGAAATTTACAACGTAGGTGTATTAGCAGGTAAAGGTTCAGCTATGCGTGATTTGTGTATCAATATCTTCACCGCGGCTATCAATCGCCCAATTCCAATCTGTGACCAATCAACATTCAATTTTATGATTTCACAACATCCATATATTGACACATCAAAGTATATGAAGTCGGAAGATGGATGGGCATGTCAACTTGGTACAACTGGTGATCCAAGTAAGATTGAACAATTCAAACCACATCTATTGGAAAAGACACCAATCTTTGAAGATGGTAGAGTTTGGACAAGTCATGGATATGAATTTACTATTGTTCACCAGTATGATAGAGTTCCAGAGTGGCGTCAAGTAATTGAGAAGAAATATGGTTGATGGTATCTTTTTCATTTCTTCTGCACTAAATGTAAAGCAGTTATCTGTCTTCTCAAACGAAGAAAGATATCAACAGACGGTAAATACAGTTAAGTCTATTGACAAGATGTGCCCAAATAATGTAAAATACATGTTTGATACATCGTATAAGATTCCAGAAGCAAGCTATCTTCAAGGCATGCATGATTTAGGTGTTAATTTTTTGTGGACTGGTTGGAATGACCAAGTGCAAAGACTATCAGACCAAGGGCAAAGAAGTTTGGCTGAGACTGTTGGCTTCATTATGATGCTTGATAAGTTTTATACAGAAAGAGTAGAAAGCAAGAGAATTTACAAAGTCTCTGGTCGTTATTGTCTAAACGATAACTTCACCGTGGACCGAGAAGACTTCAAAGATTCTTTTGTCTTTCTACCAACAGTTGATTCGTATTTGCTGGATGTATTCAGAATGGAATTATCCAATATATTAAATGATATGGTAAAATACAATATTGATGTTGAGCATTCTTATTACAAGAACCTAAACAAATATAAATGGACGACAGTTAAACCTATAGGACTAGAAGGTGTTATCGCACCAACAGGAGCAATTATTAATGAGTAAGAATGTTTTGATTACTGGTGGTTGTGGCTTTATTGCACACCACGTTATTGATTTGTTGATTCAAAAGACAGATTGGAATATTACAACTTTAGACAGACTAGATTATTCTGGCAATCTAAATCGTTTGCATGAAGTCTTGGAGAAATATGATGCACAAACTCGTAAGAGAGTTAATGTTGTATTCCATGACTTGAAAGCTGAGATTAATCCTCTTGTGAATAACTTCATCAACAAGTTAGGCAAGATTGATACGATTCTTCATCTAGCCGCATCATCGCATGTTGATAGGTCTATCACACATCCAATGGAATTCATCCAAGATAA